CTTATAAGTCTTGGCGTTGAGCCGCCGAAGAAGATCAGCCCGACGACAGGCAAAGAGACTTTTGCATTTGCTAAGTCTGACGAGGCGTTCAAAGCATTGCAAGAGCATGAGAATGATAGGGTGCAGTCGTTGGTCTCCGCACGTTTGGGTACTAAAAGTACCTTGGAAGAAACACGTACCGAGAGGTTTATATCCATTGGCAAACGTGGACTTCTCCCGGTTCCGATTAGATATTACGCAGCGCACACAGGGCGGTGGGGTGGACAGGATAAGATCAACCTGCAAAACCTGCCGAGCCGAGGACCGAATGCGAAGAAACTCAAGAGCAGTATTATAGCTCCCGAAGGCTATACGCTCATAGACGCAGACAGCGCGCAGATCGAAGCTAGAGTTTTAGCATGGCTTGCAGAGCAAAACGATTTAGTTAGCCAGTTCGCTAACGGCGAAGATGTGTACATAAAAATGGCTGCGCGTATATACGGCTGCGAAGAAGAGACCGTTACGAAAGACCAACGCTTTGTAGGCAAGACTACTATTCTTGGTGCAGGGTACGGCATGGGCGGCATAAAGTTCCAAGCTCAGCTAAAAAACTTTGGCTTTGAAATACCCGTCGAAGAAGCCAAGCGGATCATAAGTATCTACCGTAGTATCAATCACAGCATAGATAGGCTGTGGAAGGACGCGCAGTTTGCATTGGAGCAAATGACGCATAACGGTCCAGTTCGATTTGGACGTAGGGGCGTTCTAAAAGTTCTACCAAAAGAGAACGCCATCCAGTTGCCATCGGGTCTTTGCATACACTACGAGGACTTGAAGTATGAAATGACCGAAGAAGGGTCACGCGAATACAGATACAAAGTACGGCGGGGCCGAAACAGAATTTACGGCGGTAAGGTGGTGGAGAACGTGTGCCAAGCCATAGCTCGTTGTATAATTGGCGAGCAGTTGCTAAGTATATCCGAAAGATATAAAGTTGTCCTTACCGTACATGACTCGATTGTTTGCTGTGTGAAGGATGAAGAAGTTCCCGAAGCGCAAGCGTATGTAGAAGAATGTATGCGCAAGACACCAGATTGGGCCGCAGGCCTACCTATAGACTGCGAGAGCGGCACAGGTAAATCGTATGGGGAATGTGAATAATGGCCGAGTATAAAGAGCGTGAAAGCCTTTTTAAACGTAACAATCGAATGCGTTGGTTATACTCCGAAGGTGCTACTCACGTAGAGTTGGCGGGTTTGTACGGCATGTCTGCAAGAAACGCTCGCCGTATAACTGCTTTTGCTCCTCCGAAATTGGATCGTGAGCAGTCACTTAAAGAATTATTGCCGGGACTTAATGCTTTATTTGGGCTTGAGTACAGTAAATACGAAACCGAACACAACGAGACATACAATGAGTAAAGCAGCGCCGTGGTCATTTAGTCGGATCAAAGCATTCGAGCAATGTCCCAAGCAGTTCTACCATGAGAAGGTGCTGAAGCAGTATCCGTTCATACAGACGGACGCTATGATCTACGGCAATCAATTCCATAAAGCCTGCGAAGATTATATCGGCAAAGGCGAGCCGCTCCCCGAGAGGTTTATGTATATCAAAGATGCGTTGGATAAGTTGAACCAACGTAAGGGTGTAAAGATATGCGAGCAGCGGTTAGGAGTAACGGCTAACTTAGAACCGTGCAGCTTTGGCGCTAGGAACGTATGGTTTCGTGGCATCGTGGACCTTGCCATCCTTGACGAGGACAGCGGCATCGGTTGGATCATCGACTACAAAACTGGCAAGTCTGCAAAGTACGCAGACAAAGGGCAGCTAGAGTTGATGGCGTTGGCGATCTTTGCGCACTACCCCAAGATAACAAGCATACGTGCAGGGCTACTGTTCGTGGTGGCAAACAAGCTCGTAAAAGAAACGTATGAAGTTGCAGATAGGGCTAATCTTTGGAAGAAATGGGCTTCAAACTATGCTACAATGGAGAAGGCGTTTGAAGCAGATGTGTGGAACCCCCGCCCCTCTGGACTATGCAAGCGCCATTGTCCTGTAACCGAATGCGCCCACAACGGGAGTAACTGATGCCCTATAAGAACAAACCCCGCCCGTACAAAAAAGAGTACAAGCAGCAGAAAGAACGCGAAGAGCATAGCGACCGCATGGAGCGGCAACGTGCGCGGCGTAAGATGGATAAGACCGGCAAGGATGCCAACAAGAACGGCAAAGCCGACAAGCGCGAGGGTAAAGATATCGCGCACAAGAAACCGCTCAGCAAGGGTGGATCAAATAAAGACGGTGTAAAAGTACAAAGCCGCAAGAAAAATAGAGCCGCTGGCGGTGCGTTAAGCCGTGGAAAGCGCAAGAAGTAGTTGGAGAATAACATGCAGATTGTACAGGATAAAGCCATCCTGCTTACGCTGCCTAACCCGAAGCAAATCACAACAGTGATTGCAAAGAGTAAGGAGTTGTCGATGAATGAAGTCGTCGTGAATTGGGGTATCGACGAGGCCCATAAGCTGAAAGCATTGAACATAAAGGTGCCTTCACCGATTGAGAAACGCTATTCGTGGGTGGGCAAGCACAAGCCCTATCAACATCAGAAGGACACAGCAGCGTTTCTTACCATGAACAAGCGGGGCTTCTGCTTCAACGAGCAAGGCACAGGCAAAACAGCCAGTGCGATATGGGCCGCAGACTTCTTGATGACGCAAGGTATTATACGGCGAGTTCTTGTCGTGTGTCCTTTATCTATCATGGACAGCGCATGGCGTGAGGATTTGTTTAGTTTTGCTATGCACCGCACCGTGGACGTTGCGCATGGCGCGAAGGAGAAGCGCAAAAAGATAATAAACAGCGGAGCCGATTTCGTCATCATAAACTATGACGGTGTTGAGGTTGTGGCAGATGCTATCGCCAAGGGCGGGTTTGACCTAATCATTATAGACGAGGCAACACACTACAAGAACGCGCAGACCAAGCGGTGGAAAACACTCAAGAAGCTCGTCAAAGACGACACGTGGCTATGGCTTATGACAGGTACTCCTGCTGCGCAGTCACCGCTAGATGCCTACGGCCTTGCCAAGCTAGTGAACCCGCAGAGTGTGCCTAGTTTCTTTAGTTCGTTCCGCGATCAGATTATGATGAAGATTACCCAATTTAAGTGGGTGCCGAAAGAGAACGCCAAGAGTACGGTATTCCGTGCGCTTCAGCCTGCTATACGCTTCACCAAAGAGGAGTGTTTGGACCTGCCCGACATGGTATACACCAAACGTAGGGTAGAGATGACCAAGCAGCAGCAAACATTCTACGAGCTACTGCGCAAGCGTATGGTTATGGAAGTTGCTGGTGAGAGTGTGACAGCGGTGAACGCTGCGGTAAACCTAAACAAACTGCTACAGATATCGGCAGGGGCTATATACACCGACGAAGGTGACACCGTGCAGTTCGACATCTCCAACAGGTACAAGGTGCTGAAAGAGGTGATAGACGAATGCTCACAGAAAGTGCTTGTGTTTATCCCGTTCCGACACACCATAGACTTGTTAGCCGATAAGCTAACTAAAGACGGCATAACGTCCGCTATCATACGGGGAGATGTAGCTGCGCATAAACGCACTGAGATATTCTCGCAGTTCCAAAGCGAAAAAGATCCCAAGGTCTTGCTTATACAACCCCAAGCCGCAGCACACGGGGTTACGCTTACAGCAGCAAATACTGTTGTGTGGTGGGGGCCGACACCCTCGTTGGAAACCTACGCACAAGCAAATGCTAGGGTCCACAGGTCGGGGCAGAAGCATAAATGCACGGTGATACAGCTTGCGGGTTCGTTTGTTGAGAACCGCGTGTACAAGTTGTTGGATGACAAGATAAGTACGCATACAGAGATTATTGATTTGTATAAAGAAGTGCTTGACTAGCTTATGTTTACTAACTATATGCCATGTATAACTAAGTTTGGAGAGTTTTATGCAAGTTCCTGTAGAGAAGCTTACGAAAGCGTACATTAAGATACGCGAAAAACGTGCGGAGTTGTCGGCTAGTTTCAAAGATGAAGACGCGAAGCTCGCTGATAAGATGAATACTATCAAGCGCGCATTGTTAGATCATTGCGAAGAACATAGCGTAGAGAGTGTTAGGACAACGGAGGGGTTGTTCTACAGAACCGTTAAGCAGCGGTATTGGACAAACGACTGGGAGCAGATGCATCAATTTATCATGGAGCATCAAGTACCAGAGTTGTTGGAGAAGCGGCTTAATCAAACCCACATGCGGCAGTTTTTAGAAGAGCATCCTGATGTGCTACCGAAAGGGCTGAATGTGGATAGCGAGTATGCAATTTCAGTGAGGAAAAAATGACGGATACCGTTTATTCTGATGTTAATAAAACCGCCGAGTATTTTGGCGTATCAATTCACACCATTAGAAAGTGGGTGAAAGAGGGTCACATACCACGTGACCATTACATTCGGGGCGGTACAACATACCGCTATAACATTCCTGCCATCGAAAAAGTGTTGACAGGAGAGGGGAAAGACCAACAAATGGAACTCCCATTAAAATAAAATAAGGAGAACACGATGTCGGATATGGCGTTGTTTGAGGGGAACTCCCTCGTAAGTAGTGATTTGTTCAAGTCTTTGCAGGATGTAGATGATAATCTTGCAGGGGGCAGCGGTGGGTCTGGTCCTCGCCGCATAAGTATTCGTGGTGGCCGCTTTCGTGAAATGGTCGGCGGTGAGCAGGTCAACGTAAAGAGTGACGGGTTTCTAAACGTAGTGATAGTAAACGCTGCGAAGATTTCTCGTACATACTATGCGGGTCAGTACGACCCCGAAAATCCATCTGGCCCGTCTTGTTGGTCGCCAGACACACAGGCCCCTGATCCAAGTGTTCCATCGGATACGCGCCAAGCATCGAAGTGCATGGACTGTCCACAGAACATCAAAGGGTCGGGACAGGGGGAAAGTCGTGCCTGTAGGTTTGGTCAGCGTATTGCTGTCGCCCTAGAGGGTCAGATGGACACCGTGTACCAATTCCAGCTTCCTGCTACTTCTATATTTGGGGATGCCAAGGATGGTAAGATGGGTATGCAGGCTTACGCCAAGTATCTACGCGCACACAAGACGCCTTCTATAGCTGTGGTAACGCAGATATATTTTGACGAAAGCAGTGCGACACCGAAGCTGTACTTCAAGCCGGTACGTCCGTTGACAGAAGAAGAACTGCAAGAAGCGGTGAAGCTCAAGGATACGGATGACGCACACCGTGCTATCACTATGACTGTGGCTCAAACAGACAAAGTGCAAAAAGAAGAACCTCCATTGGCGGATGATGAAATCAGCATTGATGACATCCCTGCACCGGAACCCAAGAAGGTCAGCAAAAAGGCGGCGGCTGCTCCCGCACCTGCGACAGACTTAGGGTCGATCTTAGACGAGTGGGACTAATCGTCTAAGGTCATGTCGTGGCGGGGTAGGTCCAATCCCCGCCACGATTTTAAATGGAGAGCAGCATAATGAAAACAATAGAATTTTTACGCTCTGTACTAGGGGATGGTGGATACTACTGCGTATTTGCAGCAAATGCAGCTATCGACAAACGGGTACAGAAGTTTTACGACAGCTTAGAAGCTGTTGCCAAAGCCGCAGATCACTTTGATGCAGACGGTTTTGATGTGTATTTTGGTTTGGGTACACTACGAGAAGCGGGTAGCCGTAAGAAAGAGAACGTAGCATCTCTTAAATCTTTGTTCTTGGATTTAGATTGTGGTCCAAGCAAGGAGTATCCCGATCAGCAGCAAGCGGTGCAAGCCCTACGAAAGTTTGTAGGGGAGCTAAACTTACCTAAGCCAATGTTAATAAACTCAGGGCGAGGAGTACACGTGTACTGGCCCCTGACAAAACCTGCGCCGTTAGCCGAGTGGCTAACTGTTGCGGAACGGCTAAAGAAAGTTTGTGCGGAACGTGGGCTGTTGGCCGACCCTGCTGTAACCGCAGATGCGGCTCGCATATTGCGACCGCCTAACACCCATAACTATAAAGATAGCCCCCCACTACCAGTAGAGCGCATAGGTGTGACAGAACCCGTGCCTGTGGAGCTTTCGGCGTTTATGCAGTCGTTGGGTGCGGAGCTAAAACCCGTAAACACACAGATAGATCTAGGGCCAGACGCACTGCAAGAAGCTTTGGCTGCAAACAAAGAGAGTGTGTTTAAGTCCATCGTGTCTAAGACTTTGAACGGTCGAGGCTGTGCGCAGCTAAAGAACGTGTGGGAGAACCAGAACACCATCAGCGAGCCGTTATGGCGAGCGGGGTTGTCTATCGCAAAGTTCTGCAAGGACGCTGCCGTTGCAGCGGTAAAGATATCCGAGCAGCACCAAGGGTACGACCACGACGAGATGCAGCGCAAGTTGTCTGAGATTAAAGG